CTGACACAACAGTTGATAATTCGGATGGTAGCTATACTGCATCAATTCCTTCTGGAGACGATTTGGAGTTACCAGATGAAGATATAACCATCAACGGATATACATTATTAACAAAACCAAGTGTTAAAAATCTAGATATCCCAATAAAGTATGAAGACGGATCAGATGTTACACCAACTTCTTTAGTAGGTGGGATAATTGAAATTGCGGACCTAGAAAAGAATTTGAATGTGATAATTCCTTATTCTATTGATGATGATTCCGCTATATTTTCAATGCCGACAGGTAGTGATGGGACTTACACAATAACAACAACACTCACAATAACAGAAGTAACAATTAATGCATTAGTAAGTGTATCACCATTTACACTCGTTGCGGGCGATGCCGTAGTAATCACATTTGATACTGCACCATCCGATGGTGAATTAAACTTAGGAGGTAGTTATGTCTAAGATATTCTACATATTGAAGTCAGCATTTAAGGCAATCTTAGACATCTGAACTTTTTACTAAAGTTACTAATTTAGTTTATCCACCATTAGATCAACAAGCATTAACATCTGAGCAAGAAATTAAATATACATATAGAGAGATTTTACAAGCTAAATTTAACCCAACTAATTTCGATTATTATGCATAAAAATTTAAAATAAAAAATAGCAAAAAAAGACTTTTTACTATTAATATATAGTTTATAGAAAAAAAATAAATAATAATAGTATGAAGAACCTTAAACTAGAACTGTTTAACTTCAAAAAGAACCTTTCTCTTGACCAAGAGGATATATCTACTATCGTAGAAGGACATATGGCCGCTTGTGTTAACAACTCAGAGAAGTCTATAATTGTTTCTTTAAACGAAAGATTGAAGCCATATACTTATGATAAAGATGTCAAGTCTCTATTAGAGAACTTAAACGATGATATGCAAACATATGAACTTTTATATGAACTTAAAAATTTATATGGCGTTTTAAACACAAAAAATCAAGGTGAATTATACAGACAGCCTATAAATGTCTTGCTACAGACAATAAATTTAGAATCTGACGAAGATAGAATGTCGAAGGTTCTTAATGAATTATCTATTTATGATTGGGTTCCCGAAATTAAATTATTTGTACATAATTTAACAAGCTCACCAGAAACTAGAAGTAATCTATTAAGTGGTGGTAAAGGAGAATCTGTTTATACAATAGTTGAACAAGTAGAAGACGGACATATAGCGTTGGTTAAAGATTCTTGGTTCTTCCTAACAGAAGAAAATATAGAAAAAGCTTTACTTGAAAATCACGTTAAAGACGAAAAAGAATTATCATCACTTAGAATGATAGAATCGGCTATGAAATATGCTGAAATCGATGAAGATAGAGTTAATTTCAGAATTTCTGAATACCTAACAATCGGACTTGGTGTTAATAACAAAGCTATTTATATAAATGATGATGAAATGAACGAAGAAACTACTTTAGATTCTTTATTCTCATCACCTATTGTTCCAATAGTTAATAAAAACTTTTATCCTGTTTTACAAGAAGTTGCTAAAAACATGGATAAATTTGTAGAATTGGATGTTGTTAAAAAAGTTAATAACTTAATAAATCCTTATTTAGAGTGCTTTGCATTCAATTATAAAAATGCTACATTCCTTTATAGAACAGATGAAAGATATGGTAACTCATTCTTTAAATTCGAATCTGCTATCGAACTTGTTAATGAAGTGAGAAATGAATTAAATTATGATTTGACTTATTTTTATGAAAACAAATTAGATAAAGAAATAATAGTTAAGAGAAAATTAGAAGATAAAGAAAGAGAAATAAGCTTGAAGCTAGAAGATGTTAATTTTAATATCGAAAAAGTTAAAGGATCTATACAAATGATTGGTGAATCTAAGATATTATTAACTGCTCTTTCTAATTTAGAGAAGAGAAAGCTTAATTTAGATACTGATTTACAAGTAACTAAAGAACTTATTTATAATGAGAGGATAAAGTTAAACTAAACAAAAAATAAAAATATAAAAGACACCTAAATTAGGGTGTCTTTTTTGTTTAAGATTAAATTATATAAAAAAGGAGTTGCCTTATTTAATATATAATGAATGATAATTGATAAATTAATTAAAATAAAAACTTTTGGAAACAGAAAACTTAAATATTTCTCTAGTTTAGGGTATGATACTTCCAAAGAAACAATTGATATAAAAGAAGAGCACCTAAATAGTGGATCTAGACATCTAGTTGATGTTGAATGTGATTTTTGTGGATCAATATCTAATATAACATTCAAAGAATATAAAAGAAATATATCAGGATCGGTAAATAAATATGCTTGTAATAAAAAGTGTGGATCAGAAAAAGCCAAAGAGAGCAATTTAGAAAAATTGGGAGTAGAGAGTCACACAATGCTTGATTCCAATAAATTATTAGTTAAGGAGACCAATCTCAAAAAATATGGAGTTGAATATTTACAACAAAGTGATGTATTTAAAGAAAAATCTAAGAAAACTATACAAAAAAAATATGGAGTTGACCATATATCAAAATCAAAATATTTTAAAAATAAATTCAAAGAAACTTGTTTAAAAAATAATGGAGTAGAATATCCAATGCAATCAAGTGTTATTAGAGAAAAATCTAAGAAAACTATACAAAAAAAATATGGTGTTGATCATATATCAAAGTCAACAGATATAAGGGACAAGGTAATGAAGACAAACCTATCAAAATATGGAGCCAAAAACTATATTTTGAGTGATGATTTTTTAAAAAAGTCATCAAATACTCTAAAAAATAAATGGATAAGTGATAATATAATGAAATCTGATATATTCAGAAAAGACAGATATGATATATCATCTGATGAAAATTACTTAAAATATCTAAACGATAAAAACTCACTACTCAATTGTGTTTCAAATAATCATACATATATAATATCTTCCGATAACTACTATCATAGAAAGCAATTAAATTTACCGACTTGTACCATATGTTATCCAATTGGTGATAAAGTATCAATCCGAGAGAAGGAGATATTTGATTTTATAAAAGACATCTATGGTAATGAAGTAGATCAATCATATAGAGACGGGTTAGAAATAGACATATACCTACCAGAATTAAAAATAGGCTTTGAATTTAATGGACTTTATTGGCACTCTGATGAATTCAAAGATAAAAATTATCATTTAAATAAAACTAAACACTTCTCGGAGAGAGGAATAAGAATAATTCATATATGGGAGGACACTTGGTTAAGTAGACAAAATATAATAAAAAGTCAGATTAGGAACTTATTAAATTCTACAAGAAATAGAGTATATGCTAGAAAATGTGAAATCAGAGAAATTGATAATACTACGGAATTTCTAAATATCAATCATTTACAGGGTGTTGATAGGTCTGTAATAAAACTTGGCTTATTTAATAATAATGTGCTGCTATCTGTTATGACATTTAATAAAATGGAGGGTAGGACTGTAATGAATTTATACGAATGGAATCTTTCAAGATTTTGTAATAAAATAGATACTAATGTTATTGGTGGTGCATCTAAGTTATTAAAATATTTTATCAGAAATTATAACCCAATTAGAATAATTAGTTATGCTGATAGAGATTGGTCAGTTGGTAATTTATACGAGACAATGAAGTTTTATAAATTATCGGAGTCTGGACCAGACTATAAGTATATAGTGGATGGTACAAGAAAGCATAAGCAAAATTATAAAAAATATAATCTAGGAATAAAAGGTAAGGAAATAACCGGTAGACAATTTATGAAAAATAAAGGATATCATAGAATATGGGACTGTGGTAAAATAAAATATGAACTTAGACTATAAAATATTATCTATCTTTTCATTTCTTTCATTTCTTTTTTCCAAAGCACCTATGCAAGATTTACTACAAGGTATATTATCTCTTTTTTTGTTAGTAAAATACTTTTCACCACAAAAAATACAATTAATTTCTACGAACTCCATTTTAAATTTCTTATGTTTATACATCATATCACAAATATAGGAATTCTTTTTCACAAAATAGAAATGATGACAAGTCTAAGTGAGGATGATGATGTTCGGTATTTTTATGATAAATGTGATGCTGAATTTTTCATAATAAAGACACAAATAGAAGACATGGGGATTCAATTAGAAGGATCAAATTATATATCAATAATTGATGGACCGATTGGTCCAGGTCCTGTTTTGATGATTTTAATTTATCATTGAATATAAATTACAAAAAAATAATACCAACAGAGTCTCGGTATATTAAATTATGTGATTTGGATAGTGAGTATATTGAGAAATTAATATCAGAAATAGATATAAGTGGGTTTAATATAACTGTTGATAATGAACATAGAGGAAATATATTTACCGATTGTGATGACTATCAAAGTATGTACCCAAATGGTTGGAAATCAGTATATTATATTACATGGATCAATCGAGAGTGATGTGGATATTGAAAAATTGAAGGATCCATTAAATACTTGTTGGTTTGAGATGAGATATTTAAGAGATGCAGGTGATATTAGAATTTCTCAAAGAATGAGAAGACAAGATCCAGATAAAGACCCATAAAGGCCAATTTTTAGTAATATAATGTATTTTGATGAAATAAACACACATTTAAATAAACTAATATCTTTTGAAAAATTAATAGACAAACAACATATCGATAGGATGGAGATAATAGATTCCTTGAAAATGGAGCAATAATTAGATAATATACAATAAATACAAATAAACTTTATTATTTTTTACTATATAACATGAAAGCATAACAAAGACAATGGTCTATAAAAAATAATGCTTAAAATATGTATCTTAACAACAAAGAACTCTATGTAGAAATTATTATCTCAAAAGCAAAGGGTAAATTAACAAGAAAGGCCGAAAGAATGTTAGAACTCTTAGGTAATAAAACAATAAAAAAAATGAGATATTGGTCATATGATGACAAAATGGATTGTTACCAATCCGGTCTATTGGATATGTACCAAAACTGGTATAATTTCAATGAAGAAAAATCAGTCAATGCTTTTGCATACTTTACTGAGATATTTAAACGTGGACTAGCTAAGGGATTTAACGAGTTATATAAAAAGAAAGGAGATAATGATAATTTAATAAAATTATTATCATTAGAGGGATCCAACGACGGAAAAGGTCTTCACTCAATCTAAATCTAAAGGAATATAAACAAAGGGTTGATATTATAATATATAATTTATGATATTAGATAAATATGTTTATATAACTGGTCACTCAAAAAATCTAAAACACTACAGGAGTCTTGGATATGAATTATCAGTTAAGGAAAAAATACAAATTAACCCAACCCATTTAACTAGTGGTTCCACATTTATTGTAAATTATAAATGTGATATATGTGGTGTTGTAAAAAAATCACAATTTAGGGAATATTATTCATATACAAACGGTTTATCTGAAAATTATCACTGCGCCTCTTGTAATAAGGTCAAATTAAGAAAAACACTGATGGATAAATATGGGGTAGATAACCCGATGAAATTAAAATCTACAAGAGATAATTTAAAGAAAACATTAATAAAAAAATATGGCGTAGACCACTACTCCAAGACAAAAGAGTATAAAGATAAGTATAAGAAAACTTGCATTGATAGATATGGGGTAGATAATGCCTCAAAATCAGATATAGTAAAAAAAATAATATCAGATATTAAGTTCAAAGAACATAATCTATTGGTTAAATTATCTGAAAAAATATCCAAAGAATATGATGTAATAGATTATTCCAATCTAAGAAATTTTAAAATATATCATAAAATATGTTGTGAGAAATTTGATATTTTTGCTGGTACAATAAATGATAGGATTAGGAATAAAAATATAATATGCACAATATGCAATCCAATAGAAACTAGTTCTTCTAGTGGTGAAATAGAAGTTAATAAATTTATATTAGATAATAATATAGAAACAATAACCAATAGTTATTCCATAATCCCACCAATGGAATTGGATATTTATATACCAAAACTAAATATAGCCATTGAGTTCAATGGTGTGTATTGGCATTCTGAAGTATTCAAAAATAAAGATTACCATATAAACAAAACCAAAATTTGTAAAAGTAGTGGTATTGAGTTATTACATATATGGGAAGATGATTGGAAAAATAAAAGACCAATAATTGAGTCTATGATACTTAATAAAATAGGAATTACTCCAAATAAAATATGGGCTAGAAATTGTGAAATAAGAGAAATTAACGATGTTAAAATATCAAGAGAGTTTTTGAATGAAAACCACATACAAGGTTATTCGAATTCAAAATTCAAAATTGGTTTATACCATAAGAATGAACTAATCAGTATTATGACATTTTCTAAGAAAAGGAAAAATATGGAATTAGTAAGATTTTGCTCTAAGTTAAATACTAATGTGGTTGGTGGATCATCTAGATTATTTAAATACTTTATAAGGAAATATAATTATGATAATGTCATATCATATAGTGATATTTCTTTTTTTAGTGGTGGTATGTATGAAAAATTAGGATTTACACTAGATGGATCAACTCCTCCAAATTATTGGTGGGTTGTGGATTATACAAGAAAACATAGATTTAACTTCAATAAAAAAAATCTTAAAAAAATTATTGGAGAAAATTTTGATAATAAAAAAACAGAATCAGAAATAATGAATGGGTTGGGATATAATAAGATATGGGGATGTGGATTAAAAAGGTGGGTATTCCAAATCAAAAAATAAGCTTGGTAAAAAAAATTGTGAAACAATGGTGTTATATGGAAACAAATAGTTAGTTTAGAAGATGAAAAATATATAAACTTTAAATAAAATATACATAGAATTAGATATGAACACTTTAATTTTACAAGTTTGGGAAGAATCAACACCATTGGGTATATCACAAAATGGATGCTCCTTACACCTTTCTATATTAGATAGAGATAAATTTATCAAATCTAAATATATGGGTCGTGATTCTAAAAATATACCAAAATCTTATGATAGAATAGTTGGTAACACATCTGATGTTTTGGTTAGTGATGATTTATATAAATTAGTTTCTGAGAGAAAATCAATAAGACTAATGAGATATGAACTAAATAATCTAATAGGAATGGAGGATATAATAAATGTTAGTTAATTTATTTTATATAACTTCTATCTTTTTTATAATTTCTAATTTATATTATATTTTTAATAGAAAATTATTGGATACTAGGTTCAAAAACAAAGAAGACTTATCCGGAATTCAGCTATTTTACTATTATACTAGATTTTTATATCTACCCTGGTTATTAATAGGTTTGTTTTCTGTATTTAAATTATATTTTATTCTATTGTTACTGGTTTCTTTGTTAAAATTCCCATTTTATCATATAAACAAAAAGACATATGTGTATTACATAATGGCTTTGCCTATTATTGATATAACACTATTACTTACTACTCTTTATGTTAAATTTCTTTAGGTGCAGTTCTGTTATTATTATGAACTCATAGCCCTTTTTATCACACCATTTTATCATAGTCTTCCACTTCTCACTATTTTTCTGAGCCATTCTGAATCTATATTCTAAATTTTTCAAACCTTTTGATGTTATTTTTTCTTGAACCTTGAATTCGCCCTTTTCAAATAGTATAACATCCTCATAATCCTTTTGTGGTTTAACCTCAACAACTACTTGTTTTAATACACCATTTATTCTCATCTCATAAAAGAAATCAGGATAATATGTGTGACTTTTTACACTAACATCTCCTCCTTTATAGTGTGTCATTTGATATGGTATTTTCATACATTCAGCTCCCCACTTTATTACCTCTTCTTTGTGGTCTAACCAAACCATTATATGTTTTTCCCAAGAACTCCTAAAATAAACACCTCCTTCTGTGTTTAATTTTAACACTTTATCTTTGTTTACTGGTACATAATTACCTTGGTTATATTTTCCGGGATTATTTGGCTTAGAATTTATCATATACTATATATACAAAAATTAATATTTCTATGTTTTTAATATATAATTAAAATATAATATTTTATGGGCGAATTATCAAGTAGAGTAAAATTATCATTATTAGTAAACGGAGATGGGATAGTTGAAAATTTTAAAAATAACACTTTATATTTTTATGATTTATACCAAAAGTCAACTGATGAATTTAAGAGCTCTTCTGTTTCTAGTATAACACCTGGTGGTTTTTATTTTTTACATTACCTAGATGATTCTAATTGGATGAAATGGTCACCCGTATTTGTTGCTGATTTCAAAAAGTTTTCAAATAGGGTTGTTCTATTTTGTGTAAATTTTAACCTAATACCAATTGAGGTTAGGGTATTACTATTTGATAAGTTTATATCAGAAAAAGATTTCGAAGAAGATAGGCTATTAAAGGTCGACCTACAAGGCATCTATGATGAACTCAGAAGACTTGGGTTTGAGTATGCTATAATGGAGTATGATGCTAATAGAATAAAATTGGTGCATAAGGTTTCGTTAGATATTTTACCTAGATTTTTATATCACCAACATCCTAAGAACAAATATGATCCAAAGAAATTAATGGAGATATGGGAAACTAAAATAAAAACTAGAGAAAAGAGACACCAAGAGATGACAGTTGCTTTAATAAGTGACTTCTTTGATGTTAATTCGGAAATATTAGAAAAGTATGGTGTTTTAAAAAATCACATAAAGAGATTACAGAATAATATAAATAAATATGGCTAATCGAGGATTTTTTAAAGGAAACCTCATAAATTAATATATACCACAAATAAATTAACAACAATACATGGCTTCATATAACCAATATTCACAATCTAACAGCACCGATTATGTTTTTCAAAACACCGCTGTTGAAAACAAGGGGTTATTTAGTAGGATTCTTAGGAACCTATCGAGCCATGGAATGAATTATGATGATATGGTTCTTAGGAACCAAGTTGGTGTTGGTATAAATGAGGATCCTTACTCATCAAAGGGAAATTCTATGTATGATTTTTTCTCACAAAGGGCAGTTGCTTCTGTCTTAAATAGAAAATCGATTCCTTATTTAGATAAATCATATGCAGATAAAAGGAGAATACTTAGGGAATACTCTATAAAGGATGAGATAAGAGATTTTGTATCATCTGTTTGTGATGAGGCAGTGGTTTATAATGATGATAGTGATTTTTGTTCACCAAGACCAATATCTAATGAGTACCCACAAGAAGTACAAGATAAATATCAAGAATATTTTGAGAAAATATATACTAAATTTGGATTTGCTGATACAATAACCGCTTGGAATATGATGAAAGATTTCTTAGTAGATGGCTATTTGGCAGTTGAGATAATATATGATGACAAGAAGAAGAATATAATAGCATTTAATAGATTGAGACCAGAAACTCTTGTTCCAGCCTATGAGGCACAAGTTGGTCACCTATGGATACAATATCCAGAAGATCCACAATTAAGAAGAATTTATTTAGATTCACAAATAATATTTTTATCATATTCTACACAAGATGATTATTCGGAAACATCATATGTCGAAGGATTAATAAAGCCCTATAATCAACTTAAAATATTAGAACAAACTAGAATTATGTTTAACGTGCTGAATGCACAAGTTTATCAAAAATTTACAGTTCCAATTAAAGGAATGTCAAGACAAAGGGCTGAAGAACAAATTGGTCAATTAATACACGATTATTCAGAAGAAATTGAGTGGGATGATACACTTGGCACATTGAGTATAAACGGACAAAAGCATTTACATTACAATAAACAAATATGGTTTCCAGAAGGAGAAGCCGGTACTCCAAATATGGAACTAGTTAAACAAGAGGGACATGATTTAAATGATGAAACTATGCTTTCTTGGTTCTTTAGATCACTCAAAAGAGCATCAAAGATTCCTATACAAAGATTTGAGTCTGATAATGGTGGTGGTAATTTATTTGGTGATGCTTCTGAGATGACAAGAGATGAGATAAAATTTCACAACTTCATAAGTAGACTAAGAGCTAATTTTAAAGAAATATTAGTAAAGCCATTGAAATTACAAATGCTAATTGAGTTCCCTGAGCTTAGAGATGATGATGTTTTTAATAATCAAGTAGATATAAATTTCTATACAAATCAAATATTTGAAGAGTGGAAAAAAATAAATAATTTATCTAAAAGAGCCGATGTTGTTTCAACATTACTAAGTGTTATGAAAACTGATGAAAAACCATACTTTCACATAGAATGGATTATGGATAATGTATTTAAATTAACACCAGAAGAAAAAGCAGAAAATGAAAGATATTGGGCAAGAGATAGTGGAAGTGGTCAACCAGAAGGACAAGAGATAGAAGGAATGGACGACACAGAAGGCAGTGGCGGATTTGATGAAGGCCCAGGTGGTGGAGTTGATGAAGGCCCGGCTGATAACGATGGAGGCGGTGGTTTTGATGGCCCGGCACCGGATGATGGAGCTAATGATTCAGAAGAATTTGAATTTTAATATATTTTAAATAATATAACGAATCAAGATATTGTTCTTATGTTATATTAGATTAATATTTTAATATATAATTCTATGAAATTATCTAGATATAAAGACTTTGATCGTAATTTAAAATTCTTATGTGAGAAATACCAAATAGAAAACTACACAATAAATAACGATGGATCAATTGATGTTAATGGTGATGTAGATATATCATTTAAGGACTTAGAAAGGATTCCAATAAATTTTAGAAACGTAACTGGTGAATTCCATTGTGATAATAACAAATTAACCACATTAGAAGGATCACCAATTCATGTTGGTAAGGGATTTAATTGCTCTAGTGATAATAAAACAAGCAATAGACTAAAAAACCTAATAGGCGCACCTGAATATGTTGGTGGAGATTTCGATTGTGCATATAGTGGTATAAAAAGTTTAGTCGGTTCTCCAAAATATGTAGGTGGTGTCTTTTATTGTGATAGTAATGAGTTATCAAATTTTGAGGGATTAGAAAATTCCAAATTAATAGGCAAATTTCTATGCGTAGGTAACAGAATACAAGAGTTATATAACTTATTTAATGATAAAGAGTGTATTGAATTTATAAATGATTTTGATGTTATACAAGACGATAAAATCATACTAGATAGATTAAAAGAGGTATATTTTGCACTTGGTCTTGAAGTACCAAGGCAAATTATAATAAATAATGCCTACGAAATTATTTAGATTAGTATACCAAACTCGATTTGTTTCCTTTCTAAGTTAGTACTTGATACTATAACTTGAACCTCATCACCCAGTCTTATTTTCTTACCAATTGATTTATTACTAACTGTGTGATTCTTTAAATTAACATCCCACCTTCCTTCTAAAGACTGGTACCTAACCATACCAACACACTTATTTTCTACTAATTCGACATATATTCCCCAATCTGTAACAGATGATATAACACCATCAAATATTCTACCTACTTTATCTTGTAGATATTCAACTTGTTTATATTTTATTGAATCTCTTTGTGCCTTTGTTGCGGCTATTTCACGAAGAGAACAATGTGTTGCTATTTCTTCTATTTTAACCGGATTTGATTGTGGTTTTCTCTCTAAAAAGTTATTCAGAAATATATGAGTCTTTAAATCGGGATATCTCCTAATAGGACTAGTAAAGTGTGAATAGTGAGTAAACCCAAGTCCATAATGTCCCGTATTATTTATAGTATATTTAGCCTTCGACATACTTCTAGTCACTAATGTTTCTATCATATTCTCTTCTGGCTCACCCTTTGTCTTTTTGAGAAGACTATTTAATTTTTTTTTAATATTACCGGTTATTGGTATTTCATAACCAAAATCTTTACATATGAGACTCAATTGTTCCAATTTATCTTGTGTTGGTTCATCATGAATTCTATATATGTTTGTTCTACTGGCCTTTGATAGCAATTTAGCAACAGATTTATTTGCTAATAACATAAATTCTTCAATTAGCTTATTTGAATCTTTTTGTATTTTAGAATATACACCTATTGGTTTTCCATCTTTGTCTAACTTAAACCCAACTTCTGATCCATTTATCTCAATAGAGCCATCAGACATTCTATTTTTTCTTATCTTTTTCGCTAATCCATCCAATAACCTAACTTCTACATCAAAATCACCATCGTTTCCTTCGATTATTTCTTGTGCTTGTTCGTATGTGAATCTTCTATTGGAGTGTATTATGGTTTTTCCGAACCATTCATCTAATACATCACCATTTTTGTCTATTTTAAATATAACAGAAAATGCTAATCTATCTTTATTTGGGACAAGGGAACAAACACCATTACTTAACCTCTCCGGCAACATAGGTATTACTCTATCAACCAAATATACTGAGGTTGCTCTTTTTATAGCCTCTTTATCTAACTCGGTTCCTTCTTTTACATAATGCGAAACATCTGCTATGTGAATTCCTATTTCAAATTCATTATCACTTATTATATTTACAGACAAAGCATCATCAAAATCTCTAGCAGAATCTGGATCTATTGTAAATGTTGTTACACCTCTAATATCTCTTCTTTTGCTTATTTCTTTTTCTGATATTTTTTCTGATATTTTTTCTGATTCTTCTTCTACTTCTTTAGGAAACTCTATTGGTAGGTTGTATTCATACATTATAGAATTCATTTCTGCGTTATTATCTCCGGACTTACCCAATATTTCAACGATTGTCCCTTGTGGTGATTTTTTATCCCACTTGGAAAATTCAACCAATACTTTATCACCATCCTCAGCGACCAAACCACCCCTTATATAAAAATCTACTATTATTTTTCTATTATCTGGTATAACAAAAGTACTTCTTCGACTATTTTTAGCTTTGTGTACTTTTCCCACAAACCTTTGTTTGAATCTTTTTAGTACTTTTAAGACCTTAGCCTCTGTTTCTCCATTTCTATCTATTAGTTCGAAAACTACATCATCTAAGTGTAGTGAGTTTAGTGTATTCTTCTTGTGTATGAAGATTTCTTTGCTTTTTAGTTTTACGGTAGCATTTCCGTTTGTTGAGAATTCTATTTGACTTTGTAGAATATTCTCATCTTTCTTTTTGATCATAATATCCATTTTATGTAAAAATAAGCTATTTGTTTTACTTTTCGCTATTTATACTATGTTTTTTGTTTATAGTTCTTTTCATTTTACTCAGAACCTTTTCGTTTTGTATTGGGTAATCTACACCATAATTCTTTCTTAGTGTCTCTTTTCTTTTATACTCTGAGCATTTTCTACAATAGTACTCACCCCATTTGTTATCATATTTTATATAATTTTTGAAAATAACATCCTTTATTACATCACATTCCTTACCATCACAAGCACATTTTATCTTATGGTGAGAACCCTTTGATAGTAATTCTATTGGGATGGCTAATTCTTCTCCTATTACTACATCATATCCTAAATTTTCATAATATGGGAAATTAGATTCGCTTATTTTAATTGTTATTTCTCTAGTTATTATCATAAAAAACCACTCAAATTTAAAGTATCTATTAAATATTATATTTTCTCTACTATTTAATAATCATTTCAAATTTAATTTTACCACAATCATATATCCTTTTTATTTTTTTTTCTTTCATATACTTTGACTCGGTTAGGCTTGTATTTAGTTTTGATTTTTTATATTTTGACTTATGTGACCTTTTTTTCTCTATAATATATTTATAATCAGGCTTTGAGTATCCGATATTAATAAATCCTAGTTTATAATATAAATCACCAACTGACCAATCTCTATCAGCATAACTAATTATTCTAGTTGGGTTATAATTTCTGATAAAATGTTTTAATAACTTAGATGCACCACCAATTACAACCGTGTCTATTTTATTACAAAATCTAGAAAGGTTCCACTCATCTACATCCATCTTTTTGCGTCCCTCATTATGATCAAATATCATTATACTCACTAACTCACCATTATAATATAGTCCCAACTTAAGTGATGAGTTTGTAAATCCTTGTATATGGTTATTATTCAAAAACATTCTCGATTCTTTTACACTAACTTCACTAACTTCACACTTTCTCGCAAATATTCTGATATTTTTTGATTTTATTATATTTTTTATTTGGCTTTTTATTATATCCTTTTTTATTACCCAATCATCTTCCCAGATATGAATTATCCTTATTCCTCTCTCCATAAAGTACTTAGTCTTATCCAAATGATAGTTTTTATCCTTGAATTCTTCTGAGTGCCAATAAAGTCCATTAAATTCAAAGCCTATTTTTAATTCTGGTAGGTATATGTCTATTTCTAAACCGTCTCTATATCCATCTATTATATTACTTGAGTAATTTTCTTCTATAAATTTAAAAATTTCCCTTTCTTTTATTGATTTTTGATCACCAATAGGATAGCATATTGTACATAACTTATTATTGTGTTTACTTCTACTAAGATAATTATCTGATTTTATTTCAAATTCATGTCCTTTCTCACACATAAATCTATAAACACCATCACCAATAGAATCAATACAATTATCATCATTAAATACCTTAAAGTATTTTTTCATTTTTTCATTATATATATCTGTCTTTGAGAAATGATCAACTCCATATTTTTCAAGTAGTGTTCTTTTTATCTTTTCTTTTATTTCTTCGGACTTTAGTGGGTTATCAACTCCATATTTCTCTATTATAGTTTTTTTTATCCTGTCTTTTATTTCCTCTGACTCAAAAACATTATCAACTCCATATTTCTTCTTTGTTGTGTTTATTCTTTTTTTATTTATGTTTCTTTTTTTGCTTTTACTAAACTCCTTCTTTGTCTTATTTGCCTTTATTGTCATTTCTCTTCTTATATCAACATCGTAGTTACATGATTTCATTTTTGAAGTTCTTGACTTTTTGACTTTATCATCTTTGTGTGTGTGTTTAGCAGAACAGGATTTGCTACAATATTTTCTATATCCTATATAGAATTTTATAAATTTTACTTCATTATCACAATTTAAACAAATTGGTCTATTCTTTAATCCATTTTGAAATAGCCAAATTCTTTCTGATAGAGGCAAATCATCTTCAATAAAATCCATCATCTCATTATAGTAGTCAATGTGGTTATTTTTTAAATAATTTTCTGTTATGTTCTTTGTTGTGGTTAGTATCATATATTTAGTATATATTAATTCAGTAAAAGTTCCCTCAAATTGTAAAAAATCCACATATCAATAAATTCATATTTTTTGGTTTTATATATAACACATAATTAAAAAAAAATAAATTTAATAAATGAAGCCGGTTTTAATAGTAGAAAATTCAACAAGTTCACTTATCAGAGAAGAGCATAGCTCTGTTTCTGGTCAAATGGACTATGTAATGGGTGGTACTTTCACGGAGTTTGGAGTTAAGAATCGAAACGAAAGAATTTACAATGCGCCTAAATTTCTACCTGCTTTACAAGAATTAAATGAAAGAATAAACAACCTTGGTGTTGTTTATGGTGAGTTCGATCACCCAGATGTTTTTGATACATCTCTTTCTAGAGCATCTCACATAATAACAAAGGCTGAGTATGTATCTGAAAAAAATCTTGTGGCGGGTGAAATAAAACTCCTTAGTACATATTGGGGTAAAGAAGCAAAATCATTAGTAAATGATGGTATGCCAGTGTTTGTCTCTTCAAGAGCAGCGGGTATAACTGAAAACGATGGTTCAGTTTCTCTTAAAAAATTATTCACTTATGATATCGTTGCTGACCCTGGGTTTGCATCGGCTAAAATGAGTGTTAAGAGCTTAAACGAGTCTCTTGGTTATAAAGATGATCAATCTAACTTTAGGATATATGAAATGTCCGATGAGTCAAAAATAAATGAATTATTTAACATGAATAATAACGAATTCGTAACGAAAAAACAATTAACAGATTACTCTAATTATCTAGTTAATGAGTTAGCTACAACTAAGAAACAAGTTAGTGGAGCTATTACAAAAGGAAACGTAAATCCTAAAAAATTAGAACAATTACTTGAATATTATGAAGAATTAAATTCTTCAAGTTCTAAAGTAGTAGAATATTTAGAATACTTGGCTAAGAAAGTTCAAGTTGTAGTAAATGAAAATAAATCTCTAAAGGAAACAACAACTAAATTATCAAAACATAATGACTATTTAGCTGAGAATTTAGAAAAGTCTATTAACTATACTGAGTATTTAGCTGAGAATTTAGACAAGAATATTGAATATTCAGAATACATTGCTGAGAATTTAGACAAGAATATCTCTTACTCAGAATACATTGCTGAGAATTTAGATAAAAACATTGCTTACTCAGAATACATTGCTGAGAATTTAGATAAAAACATTGCTTACTCAGAGTATATTGCTGAGAATTTAGACAAGAATATCTCTTACTCAGAGTATTTGGCTGAGCACGTTGATAATTCGATTGCTTACTCAGAATATTTGGCTGAGCACGTTGAAGGGAATATCGAGTATTCAGAATACATTGCTGAGCATTTAGATGATAACATTGCTTACTCAGAATACATTGCTGAGAATTTAGATAAATCAATAGAATACCAAGGTGTTGTAGTTGAAAGACTTAACAGTGGTAAATTAAATGAATCTACGTCTAATACATCTATACCAACACTTAAAGATGCTGGATTTGAAAATATAAATGAAGAATTATACTATGATGATTTAGAAGAAGTTGGAGATGAAGATTTTACTTCAACTGACGAATATGAGGGTGGTGAATTTGGCACCGAAGATGAATTTGGTGAAGAAGAAGTATATGCTGGTGAAGAAGAAGAATATAACGGATTTGGTGAGCTATCACCACAAGAATTCTACAATAAAGAAGAAGATGAGTATTGTGAAATCACCGGAGACAATGACACAGAATTATCTGAATCAATTAATAAATTAATCGAAGAAGCTAAAAAACGAAAAGTTTCTGAGACAAGTGATATGAATTTCTTGAAATTCATGAATAAATCACAAGTTGATAGTTTTTATGCTCTAACTAACGAAGAACAAGACAATGCTAAGCTACACATAAACGAAAGTAGCTACTTTACACAGAAAGATGTTTTGACTTTAATAGGTGAGTCATTATCTACTAAAAACGAAACTCTTGAAGAAAGAGTAATTAGATTGATGCCTGAAAACATTAAGCCAATCTGGGAAGGTTTGAACCAAAATTCCAAAAAATCTGTGCTTTCACAAGCTAGATTATATCCGGGAGAAGTAATGACAACCGAAAATCAAGTTGAGCATTTCTGGAATACTAGAAATCTTAAGAAAAACGAGTCAGTAACTAAGAAATTAGTTTCACATGAAGCACTTATCCAAGAGGATACATTGTCTGATAATGAAGCACAATTAATCTTAGAGAGATTCAAAAGTTTATAATCGAATATAAAAAATCCACCCTTCTAAAATTGAAGAAAAATGGGTTTATATATAAGTTATAAAATTTAAAAAAAAAAAATAAAAATTAAATTATGTCACACATTAGAATAGACAAACAAAAAGCCGTTAAGAAGTGGAGTCCAGTTTTGGAAAACATGGGTGTTGTTGGTGATAAAGTTGAATGGATGTCGGAACTTGCTGAGTTTCACTCAATCAACGAAAACGCTTATGCAAATGCTTCTAACGTTTCAGGTATGGGATCAGTTATCGCTGCTCAACCTTCAACATTACCAGGTTCTACAATTGGTAGCAATTGGGGATCAAACTCAGGAACTTTAGGTTCAGGAGATGTAGGTCAAAACCTTTTACCAGTAGCAATGAAAATCGCTGCTCAAACAATCGGTTTAGATCTTGTAGCTGTAAAACCTTCACCGGGTCCAAAAATTGACTTACTTTATGTAGATTTTCGTTATGATGATACTCCATTAGGTGACCAAGACGAAAGACCACAGGTTTTCAAATTAAATGTTACTAATACTGCTGAAAAAGCATTAGTTAAAGCAACATTAACAACAAACGCTGGTGTTCAAACACAAGGTGGTTTGGTTAATACTTACTTCACAAACGTTTATGGTACTGCCGTGAACACTATTACTGAGCCTGCTGGTTCTAAAGCTGGAGTTGTTGAATTCTTAGGATTCTCTCGTATTGATGGATTACCAATGTTTAGAGCTTACAGACAGTTCAACACAGCACACACTGGAGTTACAACTGCTACTGACCTTTGGACGTTTGATACAACAAGAAATACATTCAACCCAACTCAATCAATGATTGAGCAAATTACAACAGTTGGTACTGCTTCTGTTACTTCTGGTATAGATGGACTTACTATTGAATTAGTATCTGCTCTTGAAGATCACATCCCAGGTTTCTCTGCAAACTGGAACGATGGTGGTAAATACCCAATGGATAGAGATATGGATGATTCAAGATACCCAGGTATCATTGGTCCAAAAATCTCTTCTAAAACTGTTGCAGTTGGTACTATCGAAGTAACTTCTGCTCTTAGAAGAACAGAAATTGAAGATATCAAAGCTAATACAGGTATGGATATCGTTCAAAAAATGGAATCAATTCTTGTTAATGAACTTTCACAAACAATCTCTAAGCAAATTGTTGCTAAGATTTTTGAAATGGGTGAATTAAATAGAGAGTCTGCTCCATTATTCGGTGGTACTTCTACTATCACAGGTCAAACTATTTTCGATTTAGATACTGATTATGTATCTGCTGTCGGTGGTGAGACAACACACGCGGTTCAAAGAAAGCTTATCACTAAGATAATGCATGCTTCTAACTTTATCGCAACAGAGGGTCGTGTAGGTCCTGCTCAATTCTTAGTTACAAATGGTGGTCTTGCTGCTGCTTTAGCTGATATTAGTGGATATACATTAAACCCAACTAAATCTAAAATGAATGGCGCTGGTCAATTATACCCAGTAGGTTCAATTGGAGATATCTCTATATATGTTGATCCATATATGAAGTATAACGACAATAGAGTTGTTCTTGGTAGAAAAAACAATCCTGATCAACCAGGTATCATTTTCGTACCATACTTGATGGCTCAATCAATCTCTATCATCTCAGAAGCGACTTTCGCTCCTAGAATGCTATTACGTTCAAGATATGCCGTAACAGAAGTTGGATGGTTCCCACAAAAGCAATTCATGACTATTAAGGTTGCGGATGCTAAGTCATTATTAAACTAATACTTTAATTATAAAATAAAAAATACCTTCTCCAAAAGAGAAGGTATTTTTTTGCCTATTAATTAAAACATTTTATTTATTTTATATATATAAGATATATATGCAGGAGTAGCATAAGTTAATGTGCTAGACTTCCAGTCTAGAGATTCTGTTCAAATCAGACTCCTTGCTCTAAAACCCTCTAATCAAGAGGGTTTTTTTATACTCTATAAACAAGGAGCAACTCTTTCTTTTAATATATAACCCTATGAAAAAAGATATAATAGACAAAATATTAGATAATAAAAGGAATCGACTCAGGGAGTCATACTTTATTAAAAATCATACTGATATATATCTCGATATAAAAAAATACACAGAAAACCTAGAAATACCATTCAAACAAAAAGTTTGGCATTGGGTAAATAATAAAGAATCATATATAGTATGTAGGTGTGGTAAGAAAACAACCTTTAATAAAAACTGGCTAGATGGATATAGAAAGCATTGTAGTCAGATATGCGTTGGACTAGATAATGATATTAAAAAAAAGAGAGAAATTACTAATTTAAAAAAATATGGTGTTACTAATGTGGCAAAAAATATAGATATAAAGAAAAAACAAGAGTCTACTAATCTAAAGAGATATGGATATAAATCCAGTTTTCAAAATAAGGATGTTAGAAAAAAATGGACTAATAATATGATGATAAAACACGGTATCAGTCACTATTTTAAGACCGATGAGTTTAAAGAGAAGTCTATTAATACAAACCAGAGTAAATATGGGGTTGACTATTATGTACAATCTACTAATTATAAAAATGACTTAGATAATATGTTATTTGGTGATTTATTAAGAGATAATAATATAACCAAACACATATCCAAATATGAAAGCTTGGGTTATAAATTCATATCACTAGAAAATAGAAATTTAAAGCTAGAAAATAAAGAAGGATGTAAACACAAATTTGATATATCATATGATGTTTTTATGAGTAGATCTAAAAATGACTATGAGGTATGTACAATATGTAATAATATAAAGAGTGGTCAATCCAATAAAGAAAAGAAGATAATTGAATGGTTACACACCATCGTTTATAATGTAATAGAGAGAGATAGAGAGTTTGGTGTGGAGGTTGATATATACCTACCAGAATATAATTTAGCAATAGAGTTTAATGGGCTATATTGGCACTCAGAGGAATATAAGGATAAAAAATATCATTTAAATAAAACAAACATTCTTAAAAAGGCAAACATTAGCCTTATTCATATCTGGGAAGATGATTGGGACTATAAACAAGATATAGTAAAGTCTATAATATTGAATAAACTATACCTCATAAATAATAAGGTATATGCTAGAAATTGTAAGGTTTCATTGGTTAATAAGGTAGATTCTAATGATTTTCTTGATTCTAATCATATACAAGGAAAAACAAGATCTCTATATAATATTGGATTATATCATAGAGAAAAATTGGTTAGTATTATGTGTTTTAATTATAAAAATGGATCTAGTAAAAATGATATTGAATTAGTTAGATTCTGTAGTAAAATAGATACGGTTGTTATTGGTGGTTCTAGTAAATTGTTTAATTTTTTCATAAAGAAGTATAAATTTAATAAAATTATATCATTCTCTGATATTAGCCTATTTGATGGTGGTCTATACGAAAAGTTAGGGTTCACAAATACCGAAAATACACCACCCAACTTTTGGTGGATAGTCGATAAAAAAAGAATTAATAGGTTTAGATATAATAAATCTAGGTTAGTAAAAGATGGATATGACAAAAATAAAACAGAATACCAAATAATGTCAGATATTGGTAACAGTAGAATATGGGGATGTGGTTTGAAAAAGTGGATTTGGTACGAATAAAATTATTATTAAATTTTTAGGAGATTAGAAGATAATAGATGAACCACCAAATAAAACAAGGCCTAATAATGTGTCAATTTCACAAATTAGAAACAATAAGATAGTTGATACTTAAAATAAATTCATATTCATTTTTAATATATACTATTATGATTAAGAGTTATGAATATTTCCTTGAAGGTAAAAATAAAAAGTTTCCTGACACAAAAGTATCTGAGTTTAATGGCTTTGATATATATGTTGGTAGAGATGCAAAATCCAATGATCATTTAACATTCAATATGGCTGGTGATGATGATATATGGTTACACACTAAGGGTGTACCAGGTAGCCATGTTGTTATTATGGTCAAAAATGAGTTACCTAGTAAAGAAACAATAAAATATGCCGCTGAATTAGCCAAAAAGAATAGTAAATCTAAGAATTTAAATTTAGCTGATGTGGTTTATTGCAAAAGAAAGTTCGTTAAAAAAGAGAAAAGTATGAATGATGGTCAAGTAAAAGTTGATTATAAAAACTCCGAAATAATCAAAGTATAAATAAAAATATAAACTATGGCAGCAGTAGATAGATCCGATGGAATAAAAATAGAATTTTCTGATAAATTAATTGATATATTAAAAGAATTGGAAGCTAATAACTATTATATAGCTTTTGAGTTATTATATATGAGTGATAAGGATGCAAAATATTTAAATGGCTTAAAAATAACAGATATTGATGTTGGTAAAGATTTTACATTTAAAGTGAAAATAGATGGAAAGTCTTATTATATGAAAGTAGGTAGATTTCTTAGATATTTTTATCAAGGAATATTCAAAAATGATGAAATAGCTAAATTTTCCAAAGCTTATAATAAACTAAAAGATGGTGATAGTATAAAATCTGATGCAAAAAGGATAAATGTTTCTAAATTTGAATATAAACCAAAGGACCCAAGGGAAACGTTTTTATCATTAACAACAAAAACATACCCATACGGAAATGAAGATGAACTTCTTTATTTTTTACCAGACTTAGAAAAAGACAAACATGGTAATTATTATAAGATAATTGGAGAAAATAAAGAACCTAGTGTTATGTTTTCATCACACTTAGATACCGCAGATAGAAAACAAGAACCAACAGAGTTATATTCAAAAGAAGAAGATGGTGACGAGATAATATTTACGAATGGTATGACTATATTAGGAGCAGATGATAAAGCTGGTGTAACTATTATGTTGTATATGATGGAACATAATGTACCTGGATTATATTATTTCTTTATAGGTGAAGAAAGAGGTGGTATTGGTTCCAATAAGTTATCTTTTGATTTCTATAACACAGAGTATTTAAAAAATGTAGATATGTGTGTTTCTTTTGATAGAAGAAAAACAGAATCTGTTATAACACAACAAATGGGTAGAGTTTGTTGCTCAGACCAATTTGGTGTTGCTTTGTGTAAAGAGTATAATAAGAGTGGTTTAAACTTATCACTAGATCCAGGTGGAATATATACCGATTCTGCCTCATTTATTGATGAAATACCCGAATGTACTAACGTATCTGTTGGGTATGATAATGAACATACTGGTAGAGAATTACAAAATATGACATTTTTAATAAAGATGTGTGAGGCTTCTGTTGATGTCGATTGGCAAAATTTACCAATTGCTAGAAAAGTTGGTCTAAATAACGAACTTATAGCCAAACATAAAGCACTAATAGATGATATAAAGAGTGGTTCTTTTAACCAAGAAGTTAAAATGGTCGGAATGGATGATGATATATATGTTAGAATAGATATGGATGGCAGCGAGGTTGATACCGCATTTGATACATTAACAATTATGCAGTTCTTATTAGATAAATATAAAGTAGATGATGCTGATGTTTTAATAGAAGATTCCTACATAAAAATACAATTAACATAAAATGGAAATTAGAAAATATAAAAAATTTTTAAAAGAAGATGTTGGTGGGGATGATGCTTACCAAGACGAATTTAATAGATTAAGCGATGGTTATGATGATTATGATGATGATTATGATGGAAATAGATTTCCTGATGATGATTATTATAATAAAGAAAATGAAGGTCCCGAAGTTGAAGGAAATATGGAGGAGCTAATTGATTTATTTAAACAAATGTTTTATCGTTCAAAAATAGAAGAACTTGAAATTGAAGGAGACCTTAATAAAATAAAAATGTACTTTGAACTTAACCAAAAGGAGAAATTAAAGGATATATTGAGTATCTTTGAAACTCTAAATAAAATAAGAAAGGATATATTACCACAATATGATTGTGATATGGATTTATGGAAATATAAGGACGGTACTCCATTACTTAGTATAATATTCACCTACGCAGAGGATGATATAACACCATTTTAATAATATTTAAAAATAAATATTAAACTTTTTTGATTTTACAAATATTATATATACATTTGTAGTATAATACAAAACAACAACTATGGGGGTGTAATTAGGATAGATTTACAGAATTAGTGGTTATTATGCAGGTATCGGTTGGTTACATACTCCGATTAATAAATTAAGTGGCAATTTTTTTAAACGGAAACGTTAATGAAGTAGGAACAAGTGAAGATTTAGTAGCTATTCTACAAAACAATAAACTCTCTGTAGCAGAGTTAGCGACTGTCTAGTACAATCTCTGAATTAGTTACAATGTATCACACATCAAATGTGAAACTGTTTTTTTTCTACTTTTAAGAGTTTGTCAAAAAAAGTAAATATTTTGTGTTTTTA